TCGCAGTAACTGGTGCACTGTCATAGCTAAACTGAATTTGAGAATACTGTTCATCACCCATAGTTGCACGAACAGCATACATTTGAGTAGAATTTGCAAAATAATTTTCTGCAGCGAAGTGACCGTAATCAGTCAATGTCTCTGGCTCGCCGAAAATTTCTGTAAATTCATTATAATTACGCGTAACAACACGCTGATTAACTGGGCCTTTGTTAGATTTCATAACAATTGCGCCGATACCCATTCCAGGAGCAGCTTCTGAACGAATGGTATTGTCAATTTCTGTAAATCTAATACCCGGAGTTGAATATTTTGCCATTTTTTCTCCTAATAAATTGAATAAACCTTAAATGAACGTCAATAAACTCTATTTTCACTCACTCACGATTTGTTTATATAATTATTTATAAAAAGTTTTAGATTTTTTACAAAAAACTGACATTTTTGATTTCTATATATTTTTTCTATAAATAATAAAGAATATTAAAATTTCAAGGAGAAATGCTATTATGGCAGTAAAAAAATTTGATACAAGCATGAGCGTTTGGGGTCAACTTGCTAACCTCCCAGACATTGCAAAAGCTTATTTATTCCAGGTTAGATTCTTATATGACTCAGAATCTCCGCTTTCCGTACTTCTTGATTCTGACGATTTAATGATCAAAGCAAGAACAGCATCATTACCACAGAAGGAATTTGGTGAACTTGATACTCAATACATGGGTACAAAGCTTAACTATCCTGGTAAGGCAACTATTAGTGGAACATTCGAAATTCAGTGGGATGAATTCCAAGATACAACAATTTCTCAGGCATTACACCGTTGGTCTAACCTTCTTATGAACCAAGGTTTCCAGGATGATATTGGTGGTTCTTCCAACAACATTACTGGTGGTGCATTCTCTAACTTTGCATCTCAGTACTGCGCAAACGTTGAAGTTCTCCTTTATGATTCCACTCTTAAGAATCTTCTTCCAGTTAAGTGGAGACTTTACCGTGTATGGCCAAAGACTATTGGTAGTGTTTCGCTCGACCAGAATGGTGATTCCAAGATTACAAAATCTTGCACATTCAGCTATTCTAACTTCGAAGTTATCTACACCTAATAGATAAATACATAAAATTTAAAAAACCGGTCATTAAAACCGGTTTTTCTTTTATATTCTAAATTTTCTATTAGAAACCGAAATCGTTTCCACCACCTTCAGCATCAGGAGCTGGACCACCTTCTGCTTGAGCAGCTTCTGCTTCTTCTCTCATCTGTTTGATTTCAGATTCAAGCATCTTATTATTCAAGAGAATATCCTGAGTAGACATACCGAGAATCTTCTCCATAAAGAATTGCTTAGAGAAAATCGGAGCAAGTTCTTCAGCACCCGGCTTAATATTAGTAGAAGTTGGAAGGAACTGAGAAAGAGTACCAATAACAGAACCACGTTTTTCAGCAAGGTTCAAGTCACGCATTCTTTCAAAGTCAGTTGCTGGATGCAAATCGATATTATACAAAGCCTTATCAAGGAATTTTTCCTTATAACCACGAACTCTCAAGTGAACAAGATAAACCTGCTTAATAATATCTGCAAATCTTCTTCTTAATCTTCTATTAACTCTCTGGAAGGAAACTTCTTCATGGTTAGCCTGATCAATACCAGGATTATAAGAAGCGCCGCCAACTTCATCAGATTTCCATCTTGCCTGAGGAATAAACATACCGTCCATAACCTGCTTCTGGAACATCCAAACATCCTGAAGCTGACCATCAAAAGTAGAACCAGATGGGAAAGTTTCAACTGTAGAACCGTTACCAGAGTCATCCTTCTGGAAGAAGAAATCTTCAGTCATTGCTTGTGTATTCTTAACAGCATTGACCATACCAGTAGTATTATCAATAGTCAAATTCTTACGATACTTATTTCTGATTTCCTGGACATAAGCTGCAGCATCAGTTCTCGGCATTCTACCAGTATAAATGTTAAATACACGGTGTTCAGTTGCACGAGTGATACGATAAACAGTCAAAGCATCTTCAATATTTCTTAACTGGTTCAAAGGTCTAATAGAACGTTCCAAGTGACCACGAATATCATTTCTGTTTGTCCAAATTAACGGATATCTGACATAAGCAACTTGGTTAGGAAGGAACTTCTTAATTTCGGAAGTCTTATCTTGTGTCTGATTGAGATAATTAATGTTTTCAATATAACCATTAATATTATCAGAATCCTTGTCATAAATTACGAGCATTGCATAAGGTGCTAAAGTATTAATACCAACAACTTTATCACCTGCATCATTTAAACAAATTTCCCAGAAAAGTTCGGCATCAACAAGCCATTTATAATAATAATCCCAAATATTTTCTTTACCAATAACACAGTCAACAATATAATCAAATTCCATCTTCAATGCTGCAAATTCTGTTGAAGTAAATTTAGATTTGAATGGTTCCTCAATATCGAACATTGCAACATTTCCAAGTGCGTCTGGACAAACTGCTTCGTCCGCCATAATGTTCAAACCTTTACCAACCAATGGGTACATGGCCATAGAACGATACCAAGAAATTTTTTGCCATTTATTTGTAAATAATGTTTCAAAAACAATATTATTTTGGTCATAAGGTGTAGCTGGATCTACATAGCCGTTATTATCATAACTGCCCGCAATAGCATTCCAGTCAATTGTGTCTTCACCTTTACCGTATGAATTACGTGCTGCTTCGATTGCACGCTGTTCACTGTGTTCAGGAGAAGTTTTTAAGAATTCAGAGCTAAATGGGTTTAAAAAATTAAGATTCATTGTTATTCCTTTCTAAGATTATTTGTTATTTGTATTATTTATAATGCAAAAGATTCAAAAATTTCTCAGAAGGCTTCTAAAGATTATAAATAATATAAAAGTTTAAAAAGGTTTAGAATCACATGAATTATTTAAATGTAACTTACGAACAGCTCCTACAAGATTTCCGAGCTAGATTAAATTCTGACCCGCGATTTAAGAATATCGGTTCTGCTACAATTTATGGCATGTTCCAGGAAATGCTTTGCGCATGTATGGACATGACAAACTTTTATATGCAAAGAACCGCAGAAGAAGCTTTTATTTCTACTGCAAGACTGGATTCTAGTGTCATTAAACATGCAAAAAGTCTCGGCTATAATCCTAGAAGAGCTATTCCAGCAAGATGTGAATTGATAATCCGTTTAAAAGGACCTTTACCATCTACATTAAAGGAAGGAACAGAAATCATATTCAGTCAAGACTTAATGGATTTATCATTTAATGGTAACAAATATATCCTTGATAGTGGTTATAGCTACACTTTAACAAGAGATGATATTATAAATGGCCAATCTAATGACTGGTATAAAGATTTGTATTTTTCTGTTCCAAAAGAAAATGCAACTTATATCCCATTGGCTGGTATGTCATATTATGATACTACCTATACAACTCCGATTAAGTGTTTCCAAGGTGAAAGAAAAACAATAGAAATCTTAGGAACTGCGAATCTTGATAAAATTGGTGAAATTAATCAGTTCTATGATATAAATGACCTTGATTTCTGTGACTGGTATGGAAAACGCGATCCTTATGCTTTCAACAATAATGTCTATGATAAGACAAAGAGCTGGTGTAAAGTCGGTATCGGTGCAGACGAAGATGACGCTTTCTCGATTTATACAAATGGTGATGGTTCTAAGCATGACAATACTTATGAAATTGAAACTCAAGCAATTCATTTGAATGATAAAGTCGTAAATTGGCCGCAAAATAAACCGCTTGACAATAAATTCAAAGTTTGTCTTATTGATACTAATTCTGATAAAACTGTTAGATTGAGTTTTAGTACAGAACCGAAAATTTGCGATATTGGTTTAAAATCTGTTAAAGATAATATTTACGTAAAATATATTGCTTCTAAAGGTAAAGCATGTAACATGACTGGTGTCAAAGGTTCTGTTATGTCGCATACGAATAATATTTTCGTTTCTGTTGACGGAACTATTATTGATATTACCAATAACGTTCAGTTTATTATTAATTCTGATATTTATGGTGGTGAATATTTTGAAAATCAGAACAGCATAAAGATTAATGCTCCTGCATATTTCTCATCTTGTGGTAAATTGGTTACAAAAGATGATTATACTGCATATTTCAGAGCATTGACCAGTCCAATTGTTGCACAAAATGCACTTGTTTATGGTCAACATGAAATTCAAAAGAAAATTGGAAATGATATTACTCATAAATTAATTCAGAATAATATTTTCTATAGTATTCTTGGTCACATGTATGCAAAAAATAACGGTAACTGGGAACCAAGAAACTTATTGACTGATACAAGTGAAAAGAATAATGATGTTACAATTTATGGTAGTAGCTATCTTGACCATATTTGTGACTTTATTAAATTGCTTTATTCTTATGAAGGTTATTATAACAAAATCTTCAGAGGTGATGCAACAGAACAATGGCTAAAGAATGCAAGACTTATCTATGAAAATTGTAAACATAAGATTGAAGTCAATAGTATTTTAATGCCGATGGTTCCATTTGTTCAATATTTTGACGTTGTTGGAACTGTTTATGTCGATCCATTGACAGATATTGAAGAATATACCAGAACTATGAAAAATAAGGTATATGAATATCTTGATCAAAAACTTGCTACTGACAGAAAGATTTATAAATCTGAAATTATTGATTTATACAATAAGAACGATAATACTAAAGCCGTCGATATTGATATTAAGATTTCAAGTATTGTTAAATCTGATGAAATAAAATATAAATGGACTGACTTATATAATAAGGATTTTAGAATTAAACAAAATTACGGTTTAGCTTCTTATGCTAATGCACGTGGTATGGTCAAGACAGATTTTGAAGTTCCTCAAAAATATGGTTATGGTTGGTGGAATGAAATTCAGCTTTCTAAAACTGACCAATCTGGAAATATTTTAAGTGAAGCATTATTTAATGGCAGAAAGGTTCTTTACAAAATAACATTTGCAAATGTTACTGGTTCTGATTCATCAACTGCAACAAAATATACAAAAGAATATAATATTATGTGTGATGTTGCATCTGACGATAATTATATTTACTTATATCCATTAAGTTTGCAATCAGAAGGTGATACCAATATAGATGGTAGTTATCGTAATATCGAAAATAGAGCTAATTTAAGTGATAATAGCGATCCTGAAATAAAAGCATCTACAGAAGATGGTATAATCAGTATTGAAATTTCTATAGCAACTGATAATGACTATGCATCTACTTCTAATTTCTCCATAGAAAATATTGGAGATTATATGCTAGAAGCTAATACATTCTTATATGGTGTTACTTATGCTCTCACTACTTGGTTAGGTAATTTACAGGAAACAACAAGTGTTCAACGTGCTATTCCATTACCTTATATTGTGGATGTTCCAGTTGAAGCATCTGGCAGTATATATGATTATACAATCCGTAAAGAAGAAATCATACGTAGAGGTAACTTGAATTCTCCTATTGCTAAATCTATATCTGAAAATAGCTTCTGGAATTATTTTGTTCCTATGATTTTAGACAATTTCTATGCTGTTGCAGGTAATGGACGTGAAGCTATAAATGATACAACTGATTATGATTCTATTGAATGGCAAGCTGCTACAAGATTAATTATGGATATATATCCATTAATAAAACCTGGTATTTGTGACTCCATTCTTGACGAACATAACAATATTGTTAATTTCAGTACAGATATGGAAGTTCCAGTTGTCTATAATAAGATTAATGTAAAATATAAAGCAAATTAAATTTTACTTAAATATTGAAAAAACCTTATACAATTCGTATAAGGTTTTTATTTTTATAATTATTTAGATTAATTCATTCGCCACCAACCAACAGGTGTATTTTGATATAATTTTAAAGAACCAGGTTTTGCAATTAATGTTGTAAATCTATCATAACTGCTCATTTCGACATTTCTATAAGCGCCGCCATTTTTATTAAATGACCAGAAATGTAAAGTTTCACCTTCATCATTAGAATATGCACAACTATTTATGAAAACATTTAGTTTAATTTCAGTATTAATTAAAGGTGATGTATTTCCAATAACTTTTTCATCTAATGCCCATAATAAATGCATATCATAACCTGCATAATCATCAACAAACAAATTAATTTCTAATTCATCTAAATCTAATTCATTTTTAATAATATCTGAATCTATATAACTAAGATACTTTGTTTCTGCATTATTAGTTGCTACTAAACATGTGTTACTTCCAATCTCACTAGTTACAAATGATGTAAATGCAGTTCTGTTTGCAGCTTTAGTCCAAGCATTCGATGTATATATGCTATAAATTGCATTATTTGTTTCAGATGTATTATTAGTAGTATAGACAAATGGTGGTGCAAGTTCCCAAATTTTACGTATCCAATCACCGATAGCTTTAGGACCATGATAACTTAATACTGAACATTCAAAACCAGCCTGTGCCATATCTGTTTTTGCTTTAATAGCAATATCAGCACGTGCTTTTTGATAATGACTATCTTTATCAATTTTTGATACGAGTTTATTATTACTATTATAGAAATTAATACTTTTGTTATTAACCTCTATACGTTCATTAGGATTAACTGCTGGTCCCTTAACTGTAACATTTTGCTCAGTAATAGATGTTGTACCTGCTTCTGTAAAAAGTTTTATTGTTGGTGATGATTGTGTTTTATCTATAGAAATCATCTTACCTTCAGTAGTAGAACCCATTGTAACAGATTCATTTACTGTAACACTTTTTGCTTCAATATTATTATTTGGAATTTTTAAACCAGTGTCACCACCAATTTCAGACCATTTCTGTGTTCCTTTATTATAAAGTCTTAATAAACCATTCTGCGGATAAAATTCCAAAACATTCTGTTTATTACTTTGGCTAGTTCCATCACCATAACCATAAATAATTCCAGGTATCATATTGTTTACAAATCCGCCATCATTATTGCTATTCATGACGTCAAATCTGTTATATCTACCTAAAATTATTATTGGATCATATGAATGATTATTATATAAGTTAGCACGACTAGCTGTTAAATGATGTCCAATCATTGTAACACTATTCGAATCTGATATATAATTATTAAATCCGTTTATAATAGTATTTAAATTAGCATCATTATTTATATAACAACTAGATGCATTTATACCAACAAAATTATTAGTTTCATCTACATTAAAACGATTTGTATTTAATAAAGTTACTTGATTTGATCTAGTAACATCATTATTATGAGAATTTAATAAAGCTGCTCTAAATATATTATCAATTTTATTGTTACTACAATTTGCTATAAAAATATCACCACCCTCAAGAGAAGCATAAGATAAATTAGTATTAATATAATTTTCCCATGAGCCAATGATATTTATATTATAGGTATCATGTCCTAAAATATTATAATATGAATTAATTATAGAATTTTCAACAGACCATCCTTTTATTGCATTAAGATCAGAACCAAGTATTAAATTACTTCCATTCATAATATCCATAAAATTATTATTAGAAGCAAGTAATACATTTTCTTTACGACTGTCTACATAATTACCTTGTGTTATATTATTATTAGAAAATAATAATCTATCATTTGTATCTAAAATTTTATTACCTACACCAAAAAACTCAACAGCTAATACATCATCTGCTGGTAATGAACCTATTTTAAAGATTGGTGGAAGATAACCAGAATAATCATAATTAAAAAATTTATTTTCAGTTCCAGTACTATCAGTTCCATAAGTACTAGTATTATAATTTACATCTTCATGTGGTAAATCATATCCATCATCCAATGCATTTCCAGTAACGTTTTCATCACCACTAGCACGTAATAGAAATTCTACATTATATGCATTTATTGGACTAGTTGGATTACTATTGTTATCACGGTCGATATGATCAAATGTGCTAAGAACAACTTGTGGAGTATATTCACGTTCTGCATCTTTTGCATTAATAAGATGTAATAAACCTACACCATTGAAATCGTTTTCCAATTCATTGGCCTTATATGGTTCTGCAACCATCAATGTCTTTGTCATTGCGACTGCACCATCTGGATTTAATTTAAAATCATCTACAATTTGTTTATTATCTGTAATAGAAAATGCACTAGTAACTGTCTTAACACCATTATTAACTAATGACATTTTATCAGCAATAGCTAAAACTTCTTGTGTATCTGGATTTGTTAAATCAAGATCCTGTTCAATATTATCATCTTTTTCAGATAAAGTTAATCTAATACGTAATTTTGAATTTACATATTCATTTTGTTCTGCTAAAAGTTCAAGTCCTTCAATATTACCAATAGCAACAAGAACTGGTTTCTGTGTTTTTTCTACATTATATGTAGCATCATCTGTTTGTGCATATTGTTTTCCAATTAAAATAATATGTTCAAATGATATATCATTTTTATTATCCCAGTTAATTAATGTCTTATCAATTTCTAATTCATAATTACCATAAGTACTGCTATCACTGTCAACTACTTCCGCTGATGGAATATAATGTAATGGAATTAAATTATTTGTAATATTATGGATTGCTTCCAAATATACATAATTATTTTCTGGGGAAAGACCATTATTTTCAGAACTAATATAATTTACATTCTTTAATCCTAAAATAACACCAGACATAGAAGTTAAAGAATCTAAAGTAAGATCTTTATGTTCATCTACAGCTACTGGCTTAAGATTATGAACCAAAACTGCGCCTAAGATAGCGAAACGAATACCGCCTAACTGAGAAATTAATGAATTACGTCCTTCAGTTGTAAAAATAAACTTGTTCTCTACTGTTTCTTCAGACATATTTTTAAACCTTAATATTGATTTTATATTATTTATAAATATTTAACGATGAGTTACGAATGTAAAATATGTGGAAGAACTTA